TTAAAGAATGGCTTGCTGAGTTGCATTCCTAGATCTAGAAAACTGGTAAAAATCCGACTCGGCACTGCGCCGCTTGAAGAGGCCGTTTAGCTTTCGCCCTCCCGCCCACACCCAACGCATAAGCTGCTCTGGTACCTCGCGGTGAACTTGGCGGTTAACCTTTCTGCGCAAAGTCGACCTCTGCAGCGCCCCCGCCCCCAAGTTGAAGGTGAAGGACACCAGCGCATCAAACTGGCTATCGGTCAGGGGTACATCGATCAGGCGCAGGACTGCATTTTCCGCTGCATGGACATCTCGGCGCAGCAAGTCTTCGGCCTCTGCCTCGGTGATACCCTGCTCGAATCGCCCCGAATCTTTCACGAGATGCCCATAGCCGATGGTTGGGTAACCTGCCGGGCAAATGTAAACAGTCGCGCTGAATCCTTCGAAACGTTTGATCAGGTCAATGCCATCTTGAGTAACGTGGCGCATATTACTGGCCCCGAGCTTTTGCCAAGGCGCGCTGGCCGAACCAGAAGCTCATCACCGCTGCAAACAGTGCTTGTGTTTCTGGGTCCCAGATTTGCGGCAGAGCCACAACAAACTCCATACCTTGATCAACCACCAGCACATAAAGCGCACTGACCTTCACGGTCGTAAACAGCAAAAAGAAGGCGTATGTGATGACTGGCCGTACCGAAGCCCGCAGGCCATCCACCCAGGTCACGCTGGAGGGCTGGCTATCGTGTTTGAGTAATGCCAGGCTTTCGCTGATGTCGGCATTGACCGCGATTTCTTCCAGCCGTTGGTTATGCCCAAGGCGCATCTGCTCCATCTGCCGGTCGAGAATTTGCAATTCATGGGCGCGGTCTTGTTTGTCTTGCCAGATCTTCAGCAAATCCGGAAAGGCGCTGGAAATAAATCCCAGCAAGCTGCCAAGTAGAGTCAGCATGTTATTGTCCTCCGAACAGTTTTAACTTAATGGCCGCACCCAGCAGCAAGCTGGCCAAGATGCCGGTAGTAGCGACTTTCACGATGGTTTGCCAGGCGGTGCGGCGCGCGTCACGCCAGGCTTCCAAGAGGTCACGCAATTCACGAATATCTCGCGCGGCGTGACCGTTCTCCAAACCCAGGTGTGCGAGCACTCGTTCGGCGCCGCGCTCGGCGGCGCAATTAAGCAGTCCCTCAAATTCTTCGCGCGGCATGATCACCATGCCGCTGTCTTTTTCTTTGGCTGGCGCCATTTCTGATCTCCTAAAACGGTCGCTCTATAAAAAACAAAACCGCCTCGAGGGCGGTCTTTTGAAACGATGTGTTGGCGTTAGATTGCTATGCCTGGGCTCCAGCCAATGAGCTTGTAAGCCGACAGCACTTCTTCATCTTCGATAAAGCACAGCCAGCCAATCTTGGGTATGTGGTACTCCCAGGTGTTTGCGATACGCACTGCAATCTGGCCAGTTTTGCCGGACCACACACCGGTAGCGCCGGCAGGGATCAAGTAACGATCGCCATTTGCGGGGCTGGCTGGTGGCGTGGTCAGGTCACGGTCGATCACCGAAAGCCCTACCACAGCGCCGAGGCGTTTCAGGTTGGTGTCCATGCCGGTGCCCCAGCCACTTTCGCCCAGTGTCCAGCCATAGTTGAGTCCAAGGTTTGGGTCGGTTGATGCAGGCATCAGATACCTCCGTAGTAGTCGTTGTAATGCAGGCCATAACCTGCACGCTCAAAAGCAATGGAATGTTTCTGCAGGCTGATCACCCCTGACCGGTTTGCTTCCAGTTCAATGCGCAAGGCTGCGTTGGGTCGGCCAAGGCCGGAGTCGGCGGTGTCGTCTGCCAAGCTGTAGGTTTGGCTGGTACCGGTCAGGCCGCTATAGGTACGGCGTAAACTACCGGTTTCGCCATAGATGCGCAGTGTGTAGGTCACCCCCGGCTCTGGGCCGATGTTGCCGTTGGTCTGCGCAATCAAACTGACGGTTTGGCTTAAGCGGTCACGGTGCGCCCAGCTGATCACCAGATCATTTTTAGCGGCCTGCGGATAACGCACATTGTTAATGCGTACATTGCCCGGCGGGTATGGCCGATCCTGCCTGCGGTTCATGGTCAGAGAATCGGTCGGCGCCGAGTTAAGCGCTAGCGTGCCCTTGCCAGTAGTCGTCAGCATCCGCACGTTAACGGTTTCACCGGAGGCGTATTCCGTAGGGTCCACACCCTGGGCGCCATCGGCAAACCAGATCTGGGCACCTGCACTGTGGGGTACCGGAACGGTATCCATCACGCCTCGCGTCAGCGTCAGGCTTTGAGTTGCAGTATTAATCGCCGTGACCAGTACCACTTCGTTGTCGATGTAGGCATAGCTGTTAACACTGACCAGATCGATGTCCAGTTCGCTGTGATAGAAGGTGGTACTGGTGACCTCTTGGATCAGGTCGGCGCCTAACACAGCCGTTGGACAGAACTCGGCTTGCGTTCGTGGCGTGTACACCGAGCTTGAGCTGGTCTTGCTGTTGAGCTCGTAATTCATGGCGCCCGGTGTCGGCCGACCTGCCAGGGTTTGCAGGTAGCAGTCGGTCGGATCCAGGTAGTCCAAATCCGCTGCACTCATCGCCAGCGCTAAATCCCAGTACGGGGTTTCAATTAATCTGCGCGGTATGGCGACGGTCGGCTCGGGCACCGGGTCTATCCAGCCGGTGGGTTGAGCGCCTGTATAGCTGGCTGCGGGAAGGCCAAACACATCCTCTACGGCTTCGATGCTGATGCTGCCATCGGTCAGTGTGCCGCCTTCGACATTGGCGATGCGCAGCACCAATCCTTGGATGCCAAACGCGGGCCACACCAGCTTAAACACATCACCCGGATAGAGATTCCAGGCTTGGCGATTCACCTTCAGGCGAACTTTTGCTAAGGGTGTGGAGACTGCAGCCAGATCTCGCATGGCCACGCGCGATGCGAGACTGTCGGAGGTGATACCCGGGTAGCGGCGGGTTTGCGATACCACTGCTCCCTGCGCCTGGATATTGGCCAGATCCTGGACCGCGATACTGGTTTCTTTGAAGGTGTCAGGCTTGGTGTAGATCAGCACCAGTTCGTTGGTGGTTTCACCCCAAGCAGCACGCTGATAGCTTTCCAGTTCGATGACATTGTCTGGGTCCAGAACTCGCAAGCTCGCTACATCGTAGTCGGCGCGAATCAGCTTCAAAACAAAGCGACCGGTCGCTGGCGAGGTGGTGAGCACCCCGCCAATGTGATCCATGATCTCTTTGATAAATTGTTCAATCTTGCTCTGCTGCAGCCAGATCATGTTCAGACCAAATCCTTCACTGTGCAACGTATCGGCGGCGGCTTTGAAGGATGCATCATCCAAACTGGCACTGGGATAGCCCATACCCCAGTCGGCATTGGTCAGGCACTCGTACACCATGTGCGCAGGATTAGCGCCACCATTGATTTCTGCCTTGGTGGCATGCCAGCTGCGAAAACAGCGTTTAACGCGTACCGCCCAGGGTTTCATGTAGGGGTTGTTGGCAGCGATATACACCTGCCGCAAGATCAGACTTAGCAGACCCCGGTAGGCAGGTTGCGGCGATCCGATTTTGGACACCAGATAATCGTTGGGTGCCTGAGTGCTTTGCCCGAAGGCCACATCCACGGCACCAGACACGCCACCCTCACGCTTTTCCCCACCAAAGAGTTCAGGTTTATCCAGTGTGATGCAGCCACTGCCAGAAAGACTTCCACTCCAGGCCTGCCGATCGGCCACCTGAATTTCGGTCACTGCGTCCACCGGGCCGTGGCAAATCGCCAAATGCATGCCGAGGTAGTAGCGATAGCCGACCGTCTGCTTTTTACTGCTGCCGCCCATGCTCGTCTCCGTTGGTTGTATCGCCACGCGCACGACTTTGCGCCACCGCCACCACGGCTTCGGCCATGGCATCACCGGTGGCCAGCAGGTGTTCGGCTTCGATGCCTTGGTTAATAAAGTCAGTCCAATCCAGCTGATGTCGAGCAAACCAGGAGCGCGCTCCTCGATTGCAATATCCGAGAGCTCGCATATCGGCGTGAATCACAATGAGCATTACTTCTTGCCCCCTTTTGAACGGATTGGCGTGGTGCGCAGATCGCCATACCAAACCACGTTGGCGCTGCGTACCAATACGGTGCCAAACACCACCGGCACCGGCCGCCCTTCATCGGCGGTGGGTGCGTCAAAGTCTTTGAGTTCGGCGGCTTGTGGTTGTGGCGTTTTGGGTTGCAGCGCGTACTGCACCAACACGCTGATGACTAATACAGCGATGGCTGCCCACATAAGCTGGTCTCACAAACAGGTGTTAATAAATCGGGCTACCGCCGAAGGGATTTTTGGTCGGGATAAACGGGAAACCGCCAAAGTTTTCGCTGTTTCCGAATTTGCTGTTGCAGGTATTCAGGGTTCGGTCGCAGCCCGGATACAACGTGATGGCATCACCCACGGCAAGACCTGGCGGCACTGCCGACAAGGTGATGGCGTCACCGTTGTGACCGGTAATCATGCGCTTTTCAGTGATACCGTTCGCGGCCCAAGTGGCATACCCACCAGCGAAATGACCCACCGGAAAACCTGCTGCGGTTGGCACACTCAAGAGCGTTCCATTCAGCGATGCCACAGTGCCGGTAACTCGAAATACCACGGCACTGGCACCGCAGGCAGTGCCATACAACACGTGAGGGCAATTGCGCTGATACAACCGGCGCAGGCCGATGCGTTGCAGGCTGGTGTACACCGGCTCGCAGTTCAGCTCGACTTCTGAGCCTCGCCATTCCGCATTAAGAACTCGCCCCATCCAGACCGCCACGGTTTCACCATCACCACGATGCTGGCGGTACAGGGTCAGCAAGGTGATCTCTGAGGGCGGTGTGGCGATAAAATCCTGGGCAACCTCAATGTCTCGTGCAAAGGTAATACGCAGACCGGTTTTGCCCATTTCGGTGGACTGCTCAATGCTGCTGCGTTTTACCGGCACCGCCAGGTATTCATAGCTGCCATACAAGGCATCATCAACGGCACTGGTATAACGCCAGGCATCACCGCCGCGACGAAATTCATACAGCTCGACCGGACTGCTGTCAGCGGTCGAGACTTCTCGATTGGCATAACTCATGGTGAAAACTCGTGAAGTAAATTCGGCAATCGATCGGACGATGGATCAGGTATCGTCTCTGAGGCTACGCAGTGTCAGTGACACCTCGGCCAATTGATCGGTGTGATGGGCGATTTCCACGGCGTCAGTATCGAGCCTGACCAGTTTCATAAAGGCGATGTAACGGATCTGCGTTGGCAGAATCGCCACGCCCAGGACACTGTCGATGGCCACACTTTCGGTGGTATCGGTCAGTGCTGTTACACCGGTCACGCGACGGAAATAGTTCTGCCCATTGGTGGTGGCGATCACAATGTCCTGGCGACCGATGCCTGCTCCTCCATTGGCCGCGAAGGAACGGTTATCCACAGTGATGGCCGAATCGAATGCGCCAATGGGGCTGGTGAGTTCCAGATCCGCCTGAAAACTGGGCAGCCAAAAGGGCTTCAGTTTTCCTGCCCGAGCGGCGAGCCAGGTACGAAATTCCGCGATAGCGTCCCGTCCGTTCAGCAACCAGTGATGCGTTCTTCGAACCGAACCGGTTCCCGACAGATCATCCAGGGTGCGACGCCCAGTGAGATAATCCAGCTCCACCAGCTTGCGCGAGTGCTCGGCATCAATGTCCTCAGCCCAATTGCTCGCGGTCATCAGTACCGGGAAGCCACGGTATTGCACCGGCTCAACCATTGCCGCTGCCAGCCATTCCTCTTCTAACTGAAGGCGCGAGCGTGTCTGCACAATGGTATCGCTGAGGTATCTCAACTTGATGTCGTTTTGCAAACGAGCAGGTTTTACCGGCAGCAACTTGCTACCCGCTGGCCAGTTTTTTTCCAATGGACTTTTCAGGCTCAGCAGACCCGCTTGAATATCGGTGATCTCAGCAAACTCTGAGTCGGTGCCTTTGACCAATCCCACCAGTCCACCCACTTCAAAATCAAGGCTATCGGTGTTGACGAGGATTGACGCCGCGCCCGCATTAATCGCCTGACGGGTGATTTGCACTTCCTGCCACAGTGGCAAACCAAAGACCCGAGCCTGCCAGGCATGCAGCAGGTTTTCCAATCGCACACGTTCCCGGTGCGATCCGATTAGCTGAGTGTATTCCAGCGTTCGACGAGCACCAGTGCGCAAGCGCACTCGTTGTTCACGACCGGAATGGGACTCCATCACCTGGGTGAGCCATTCCAAGCGTTCAATCACGGGCTGTGACCAGTCGGGTGAAAACACCCAGCCCACAATGCGTCGGCCTATTGCCCGTAGCGTTGCGCGACCGAAAACAAACTTAAACAGAAATAACGCATCGATTATGGGAGGACCATTCGGCCTAATGGATAGCTCATATACTCGCGCCTCCAAAGCTCCGAAGCTGGTTGGGATTGGCTCCGGACCAGTTAACGTCATTCCATCCGATTTAGTGGATTCAATAGCTTGCAACGAATTCGAACTGAACCATGCGTTCCAGACTTCGACTTCACGAGTCTGAGCCGACATAGAACTGCCAAGATCAATATGATTTGGCCGTATATGAATCCGTTCGTAGAAGTCCTCTTTGAATGAGCGAGCCACATTTCCAACCAAGAGCCTTGATACGCATCCGACCGGAACATTACTGGTTAAAAAACCACTTTGCCCGGTTCTGATTTCGGATACTTTCCTATGCTCATACAAGCCATCCCCTAGCTGATCCAAGGCGACAACATTCAAATGGTCGCGCGTCAAAACCAAAAAAGCTGTGGGTGAAAACCCACTTAATACAGGCATCTTTATGGTCCATCGTAATACACGGCAACACCAAGCAAACCTGTACTGAAACTTCCGTTGCTATACGCAACTTGTTTGCCATCGGGATAATTCGGGTCTTTGATATGCCAAGGAAACAATTTCCAGCGATCAATACCCAGCTCGATGACATCACCAGGGTTGTAATTGGTTAGCTTCACGAATCTGAGGTGACCAACATGGCCAATGCTCATGTAATGACCATCCGTGTTTTGCAGGAACAACTGGAATGGCGTAAGCACTGTCTGGCCATTGAACACGTTCGGATTGTATTTGTGTATGGGCGAGAGGATGGTCGGACAGTGCACACCTATCGCTGTAGTCCCGGTTGGCGGCTCCCAAACATATCCTCGCAATTCACAGTGCAGATTACTGGCTGCGTTTTGTTGGTAACTACCATTCCAAGAGTCCCGCATGCTAGGGCTCCAGAAAAGCCCGCATTCTTTGGCGCTACTTGAGTAATAAGGCTGCTGCGAACCATCAATAACCGAACAGACGTTGCCATCTGACGAGGCCGGTGTGTGCTGGGCATGAAACCAACCACCTCCATCCCAGCTGCCATATTTTTCAATAGTGCCAAAGCCTATGTGCTGATGCGTTGTGACATTAAAATTAATCGTGCACCAAACGGTGTCTGGATTTGCAAAGGCCACGATGTGATAGGTTGCCGTTGCAGGCCAGGATGTGTTGTATATTCGAGAGTGACGCACACTCAGGTCCGGTGACACAAAATTACCATTGCGTGCGCCTTCAATCCGGACTTCTGATGTGTTCGGCGAAGTTAACCTGATGAAAGTCTGCCCTTTGCTCAACACATCGCCATTTGCTGTCCAGCCATTGTTTTGTGCAAAGGTCGAGATAACAGCAGCCAGATCTGCGGCCGAACTGACAACACCTGTTTCGTAGGCCATCAAGATATCCTCATGGTAAAGAAATCACTCAAGCCATTTCGAATCACGTCTTGCAAAACTACATGCGTGTCTGCACCCACCGAAACCGTATTTTCCACTGCATTACCAAAGCCACTGATGAAATTAACGCCGTCAATCAGGCCATAGGTATTTGCTGTGTCATACAAGGTAATTGGCAGCATGGGATAAGCGCCGTTGGTATCGCGAAATGTCGACGATTTGGAGTAAGGCCAGGCTTGAGGTTGAACCCAACTCCCGTCGTTTTTGCGCAGCTTGAGCGTGCTTCGGTTACCTTTGTAGGGCAGATTTACTGCGCTATCGGAATACCGAGTCGCGGAAGCTGATGGCAATGGAGCACCAATCAGTAAGGGATAGGGATACTGCTGGGGTGTTCCGAATGGCAGTATCTTCCCTGCGTAACAACTCAAATAGGCGGTATCCACTTTTGCAGAAATAATTACCCGCTGCCCATTGGCACTGAACCAGTATGGAATTGACTGATTCCACAAAGGTATCGCCATCGCTGACAGCGCCCCGGGTTGATCATCAAATTGCGCTGCGCCTACAAACCCGGTACATCCGGTCACCGCAATGTTGTAATAGTCATTTGTCGGCCGATCGTAGAGCTGAAAATTGATGTAACACGGATCCAGTCCGGTCATTCCTGGCGCCTTGAACCAAACCGATGGCCGGCGTGCGTGATTGAAGTCTTGGTAAATCAGCCATTCGGGCAGAATCACTTGTTGGATGACAGTATTGGAAGTGTTCCCGCCGTTTGCAGACACAAAAATACGCCAGAAAGACTTGGGCCCAGGCGAAACACCGTCAATGGAGAACTCCCGGCTCTGATTATTACTCCAGGTCACACCGGTGAAGGCTTTCCGGTCAGTCCAGTTGACTCCGTCATCGGACCACTGCAGTACAAAGTCGCGTGGGGATTGATTAGCGGTTGCGCTTCCTACCAGAGTTAGCCTGTCAATTTCAAAGGGCTCTACCATTTCCCAACTCAGCCAGCAATTCACTTGCTGACCGATTGCCGTAGCCCAACCGTTAGCATGAGAATGGTAAGGGCCTTTGAACGCAGCCCACGGTTCCCAATTAACGAGAAAGGAACTTGCGTCGATATCTGCCACGCCGGTGTGTCGCAATACCTCCCAGTTTTCGGCAGCACCTAATCCTTGGCTTAAAAAACTGACGAGCTTACTAAAAAGATCCACATGATTCGTGGCTGTACCAATTTCAAATGCCATAGAAAACACTCAGCTGAGCACTTGCCGAACGGCGCCGGCATTGCGCTGCAAAATATTGAGAATGGTTTTTTCACCGGATGAGGAGTTGAGGTAGTCCGCCGCCATGGCCGGATCGACCACGTTGACGATGCGCACCGCTTGGCCTTGGGATGCAGCCTGTGGCGGCGCATCCGGTACCAGTCCGCCGGCAGCAAATGCCAGAGTGTTGCCGGACACGCGCGGACCCTGCGATAGCCCATTGAGCGATTGCAGAAAATCCACACCCACCCGTTTAACCGCCGCTGCGTTCATCACGAATTCACCCGCCGACAAACGTGCCGGTATGGAATCCGAAGTCGATGTGCCGGGGCCTGAAACCAAGCCGCCGGAGGCAAACTTCTTCACGTTACCGAGCAAGCCCATCACCGCCGCAACCATGGCGATCATCGCCGCCACCGCGAGCACCGGCCCCACATAAGGAATCGAGGCTTGCGATGCGGCCGCGCCGGCACCGGCTTTAGCAGCATCCATCGAAACAACGGCGGTGGTTTCAGCCGATTTCTGGGCGACCTTGGCGGTACTGGCCGCCGCATCCATCACCTGTTCCTGCTGCACAAAGCCGAGCTTGATGGCCAGCATCCGCGCCTGCATGGCGATCCATTGCTGAAACGGTTGGATAACCAACTGTTGCAGAAAGGCATCGGCCACTTGCTGAAAGATGCTGGCCAGCGCACTGCGCCAGGTCTGTGCGCCGGTGATCATGCCGTTCAGCGCCGAACCAAAGCTTTCGCCGATCCGGTTCCACAAAGGCGCCAGCTCATCCACTGCCAGCCGGGTACGTTCCAGCTCGTTGCGCCAGGCTTGCACCCGCACCACGGCATCAGGGCCGATGGCCTCGGCTGCTTGCTGCATCGAGGGCAACAAACGCTCCATTTCGGTAGCCGATTGCTGCTGAAGCAGCACGATCTGCTCTCGCGCCTGAGCTTCGGTCAAAAGCCCCGATTGTTGCTGAATGGCGATGGCTTCTTGAGCATTGCGCAGACGCTCAGTGACCAGCCGCCACTCTGCCTCCAAAGCACCGAGGTTTGCCTGCGCGGCTTTGACGTTTATCAGTTGGTCGATCAAGGCAATGCCATCGGCATCGCCTTCGGCCAGCAGTCTTGCTTTCAAATCCTGGTAGCTGCGCTCAATCGCGCCAACCCGATCGCCGGCCGTTGTTTGCCCCGTGAGCTGTGCCAACTCTTGTCGCGCTTGGGACAAGGCATCCGCCAATTCGCGCTCCGCCTGTGCCGACGCTCGCGCATTGGTTTGCGCAATGGTGGCCCGGCGTTGATTGAGCGCAATTAGCTCGGCTTCGATCTTGGTGATTTCAGCACTGGCTTTAAGGCGATCACTGTCATCCGTTGCCGTGTTGGCGAGCTGTTGTTGCTCCGCCAGTTTGGTTCGGGTGCGAGTTAGCTCCGCATCCAGTTCCCGGGTTTCGATGTCGGTCTTTTCGGCATAGTACTCACCGATGGAGACCAGCCGATCTTCGAGTGCCAAATCCAGCGCTTGTGCCTGGTTGGCCAGTGACGCTTTCAATAACTTCAGTTCGGTGTCGGCCTGAACGGCTGCCAATGCGAGCCTTGCACTCGCTGTTCGTTCAGCGGAGCGATCATCCGGTGTCAGCTGCTCAATGATGCCGGTCGATGTTCCACCGGTTTCGGGGACAATCGCAGGCGGCGGTACCACGACAGGCGTTGCCTGACGCTCGAAAAGGTTGTCCCGAAAACGGGCGAGCTCATCAAGCTGCTCGACCAGATCGCCTTTCAGATCGGCCATGATGGCCTTGGCGCCCTGAAGGTCTCCGGACAAGGCCGTTGCCGCCGCAGCAAGACTGCCGCCAATGGCCTCACCCAAAGCAACGAAGTCTTTGCCTACCGTGGCCGCGCCCAGAGCCAGCGTCCTTAATACCAGCAAGATGCCATCAAGAATGGCGCGCAAGGTACCGCCTTGTTTGGCTGACTCGACCATGCCCAATGCCATATCGTTCATGGCAGGCAAAAAGGCTTCGATGATGCGATTGCCAATGGCGGAAACTGCCATACGGATTTTCGCTAGGGCATCATTAAATACTTCGGCCTGAACGGCGGTATCGCCACCCAACTGAAGGCCAAGGGAAACCAATTCTTCCGACAGCGCTTCAACACCATCCCGCCCTTGGTTCAAGAACGGGATCAGGTCGGCACCGGACTTGCCGAACAGCTCTACCGCGATCGCGGTTTTCTCAGCGCCATCCGGCAAGCTCTGGAAACGTTCAGCCAGATCCAGCAAGACCTGATCAGTGGCTCGCAGTGAGCCATCCTGATTTTGAAAGGCAACGCCGACCGCTGCAAAACTGCGCACCGCATCGTCGGTACCGGTCGCAGCCTCCAGCATCCGCGTGGCCAACTTGCGCAGACCGCCTTCAAACTTCTCCGCAGAAACACCGGAAAGCTCCGCGACTGGAATCAGCGTTGATAGTGACTCAACAGTGATCCCCACTCGCTGGGACAACTTGGACAGGGAGTCAGCCGAATCCAGCGAGGACTTTACCAACGCACCGAGGCCTGCGGCTGATACGGCCAGCCCCAACGTACCCAACAAACCATTAATGGAACGCGCCGCATTGCCAAGATCGCCGAGGTTACGCTTGATGGAATCAAAGGCACCCCGCGTCTGATCGACAGCGGTGATCAGCAGTTGGGCTCGGTTGTTTGCCATCAGGTTTTCGCCAGTTCTCGTTCGATTGCTTTAATGAGTTGCGGCATAGCGCGCTTTACGCTGCCAGCCAGATCCAGTCGCCGCTTGAGTTTGACCGATTTCACCAACACCGCGATCGGGATTTCCTGACCGCGTTGCAGCCGCTTGGCGCCAGTACGAGTGCGCTCGGCTCGCTTGAAACGCGACAGTTGGCTGTTGTTTTCCCGGATGTTTTCGGCCATCAAGAAGACCAAACCGTTTTTCTGAATGAAATAGGCATTGCCCGAGCGCATCAGTCCATCCACGACCTTCCGAAAACGCTTCGGCCCAATCCGCCCCGGCAGTAACGGAATAAGCAAGTTGCCGGGGACAACACCGCCTTTCTCGTGAATACCCAACCATGGGATCTTGCTGCCGATCTTTAATGCTGGCAGGCGTTCAGGCTTCTTATCGATTACCTTGCTTTGCATGGAGGAAACAAAGCTTGCCTTTTGAACCTTAAAGGCACTGCGCATCTGGCTGCGCGCCGCGTCTCGAACATCGAGGCCACCGCTTTGCATGCCACGCTTCACTGCGTCACGAATGGCTTTGCGTTTGGCGGTCGACCAGGCATTGAGTTGGCTGGGATTAAATAGCCCGGAGGCCTGCAAATTAACGCGCACGATCCAGCTCCTGTTGTAAGCGTTCGATGGAACGTCGATCACCCTGGGCACCAACCGCAAGGAGGGTCAGTTGCAGGCTTGCCTGCTCAAACTCCAACTGCAGATCGGCTTCGAGGTAAGCGCTAAGCTGCGCCAGTGTGTAGTTCAGAATGTCGGGCATGCGATGCCCCGAACGGATCAGCCGTTGGATGGCAAGATGCCAGCCAGACGATCGTTGATCTGTGTGTTGATTCGGCCGGCGGCCTGCTGCAGTGTCGGCACCACCCGTTGCACAAAAAAATCGGCATTCACCTCAAACAGTGCCGTGGCCAAAGTGACGGCATCGTCCAAGGACAATGCTTCCACCCAGTCTTGCGGTTTACGGGCAGCAATCGCGATTGCCGCTAACAGGCTGTCGCCGTGTTGGGTAACGATGGCCAACCAATCGATCTGATCTGCCATCAACTGATCACTGAACGGTTTGATTGCCGACAGGATTTTTGGAATCTCACCCACGCGAATGGGTGAGATAACCAGCGTCTCATCGGCGATTGTCAGGTCTGTTGGCTGTGCGCCAAAGGCATCAAATTCAGACATCACTCACCTCACAACAACACGATGCGGCCGAACTGGCCGAGATCGCCAGCGGCAGGTTTCAGGGTGTCAGCCAATACCTGACCGGACAGCTCAAACTTCAACAATTCATCGGTGATAACCGACAGCTCCTTGGCGGGGTTGATGGCCACCCGATAAAGGTCAATGACAACCTCGCGGTTGCTGTCGGCGGTGTTGAGTCCTTCGAAACGGATCCAACGTTCCGGCAACGGCTGCGTGAACATAGCAGTACTCTGTGCAGCCCCGTAGGCATAGTCAGCCTTGAACGGCTCAACATAAGGGCCACCGGTGGTGATGTCATTGATCAGCAGAGAGCCGTGTTTGGCGTTCAACTGATATTGCGACGCTGGCAGGGTCTTGGGCGTTGGGCTGGAATCTTTGATAACCACCGACGAGACGTTTTGTTTGGCCAGTAAATACAGACTGCCCGTCGCCATAGGTGTAGCCAGCGTTTCATTGGTGACGGTGCCGCTCACTTGATCCGTGGTGGTGCCGTAGAGTGCCAGCCCAAGGTTAATCGCGATCAGTTCTTCCAGGGTGCAGGAGAACTCACCTTTTTTGGTTTTGATTAACTGCAGGTCAGTCAGTCGTTGGCCGCTAGTCGACTCCTGGTGTTCCAGTGTTTCCACCGATAACGACACTTTCAGTTCAGGCACGTTGCCAACAAAGTTCAATCCCAGCGGATTGCCATTGCTATCGCGGGCGCCGATATACACGCGCCCCTGTCCAGAGAAATACGCCATGGTTAGTCTCCTTTACGAGTAAGGGCGGATGATTTCGGTTGCGTGGATTCGGTTGCATCAATGGCACGAGCCACACCTTGGGCGATCAGCCACTGGGCTGTTGGCTCATCAAGGTCCAGTTCTGCATCCACAGGGTGAGCCGCACCGGCGTGGGTATGGGGTTTTAACAAGATTATTTGCATAAAGGGTTTATCCCGTTTGGGTCAGGTCGTTGCTCAGGGTTCGATAGCGGATTTCAAAACGCGCCGGTATGGCGACTGCCGTGTTATCCGCATCCTCCACATCCCACTCACAATCGAGCTGAGTAATGCCGAGGCAAAGGCCGCCGAGATTGGCGTCAAACAACAACGCTCGATGCGCCTCAACGATCAGTTGGTCGGCGGTATCGAAGGCGTTGTCATCGCGAGCGATAGCTACCAAACGCAGTGTTAATGCGCGATCCATCACGCCGTTGGCGTTGGCGGCAATGCCATCGCCTTCGGCAAACATCAGTAGTGCCGGACTGGCTTCACGTGTCACCGGCGCCACTGGCATGCGCAACACCGGAACGGGAGCGACTGCGTTGGTTAGACGCAGCACAATCTCCCGTAAGACTTGCTCACGGATTGAGAACATAGAGATTCCTGTATTGATTTAGCGTTGAGAAAGGCTGGCGCGACATTCGGTGCCGTCAGCGATGACGCGGATATCCCGCACCTGATAGCTCGTTCCATTGATGTCGACCAGATCGCCAATGGCGAGTGTCAACCAACTGGCTGGGTAGTCGATTTGATAGTCACGCGACAGGGCAAAGCCATCCAGTACGGTTTCTTCTGGAGACCGAAAAGAGCAATACACCGAGCTGCCATTGACATGAACCTGAGTGAGCAAACCAGCACGTTGCGCGGATTGGTAAAAGTCCTCGATGCGCACCGTTACACCGTCAACTTGATCAACACACCCGGGCGATGACACATCGGCAAGGGGTTAGACTGGGTATGCAGGTCGGTACCGCGATCAAACTTGCGAGGTTCCTGTTTGGCATACACCGGCTGTCCCAAGGTGTTCACCGTTTCGTTGAAATCCGCAGGCGCAAAATAGGTACCAAAGGTATCTACAGTGCCGATCGGGAAAGCATGAGCTTCACCCGCTGCAATGAAGCGGCGAGCCGTACCGTTGATGTCGGTAGCCTGACCGCGATACTCCTCAAAGGTAATGCCCGCGTAGGTGAAACCACGGCGCACATCGTTGATAAGAACAGCCCCTTGTTGCCAGTTTTCGAATGCCTTCTCGACCTTGGCGTGCCCCGTCAGCGCGGCGAAGAACTCCGGTGAGCACAAGCAGTGCACACCGCTCATAAACTCCCCTTTAAGGTTGTCCTCAATGGCAGCCAGTGTTGCCAGGCATTTGGCTTTGACGTTGGTGCCTGCGGTGCCCAGGTCGTAGGCAATGGTTTGCGCCGTAATGCCAAACTCATCAAACAGGTTGTAAAGCACTGAACCGTCGGCATCCAGAATGACGCCTTTCAGCGCGCCCATGCGCAGATGCTCCAGCGTGATCGCATGCTTGTTGCGCATGGTTTCCAGATGACGTGCGATGACGCCCGCGATGGCTTCGGTTTCGGTTTCCGAGCCAAAGGCGCGAATGCCCTGGACTTCCTCTGGTAACACCACATCATCGTGGGGGATGTGTGGGATCACGAAAGAGCGTACCTTCCGCTTGCCGCGAGTACCCACCGAACCGGGTGCTCCCGGTGGCAAGGTCGGTAGCAGATTCAGTACGCCGTTCATTTCTTCCACGATGATCTGGCGTTGGCGTACCGGCTTGGCCGGCATCAGGCCCAGATCTTCAATGCGCCCATAACGGTTAGGCAGAATATTGATTGCTGCCGTCAATGCAGCCATCGAGAACGCAGGATTGGTAAATGGGTTTTGCATGATGAAGGTCCTCGATTAAGCGGCCGCGCGAATGAGCACGCCGAGAGTTTTAAGTTGTGAGATAGCAGTCGCTTGCTCAGCAGCGGTAATACCCGCCGGCCAGATGATTGCGGCGCTGGCCACAATTGCGTGACGGGCGATCAGTAGTGCATCGTCGACATCGATCAGCGTGGCATCCACATCCGTCGCCAAAACACCAATGGCAACCTCAGTCCCGTCGGTTGCTGTTGGATCCAGCGCGTGCAGTTTGTTGGTGGCGGATTCAAGGCCAACCACAGTGCCAAGACTGAGTTGCTGTCCAGCCGCAACCGTCGCTAGATCGCGTGAATAGAGATTGGGCGCCTCATACTTGAGCAGGTCGCCTAGGTTGTTGGGTTCTTGTAGTACGGGCATGGTTTAGGCTCCCTTGCTGAGTGTGTGTGAAGTGGAAAGTTTTTTGGCGGCGGCCACCACAGGGCTGCTTTCAGGTTGTGCAGTCGACTGTGTGCCGGCATCGGCTGTGATGCGTGAACTGATGTCAGGCTGTTCAGCCCGAGCATTGAGTAGCGCCTGGCGCACCTGCGCTTCACTCATGCCTGAGGCGAGAAACTCGGCTGTGCGCTGGGGGTTGCCCGCGATCAGACACAGCTCTGCAATGGCCTGTGCTTCACCGCGACCTTTCATGGCCGCTGATGAAGCCGACACGCTGGCGGCTGGTGCAGGTGCCTGCGGTGTGGGTTCAGTCACTTCGGTTTCGTTTGCTGGTTCGTCGTGTGTTGCGGCGAGATCGTCTGTCTTTGGATCGGTATGTTCATGGCGTGTCATGTGCGGAATTCCTGTTTGCTGTTGGATAACGTTGGGTGAGTTCACCGTTGCTCGGCGCTGGCTCTTGGAGTTGGTTTGGACTAATCGTCGCTCGGCGCTGAGGGATTCGCTGAACTCTGCCAACACCTGATCAAAGCTGCCGATGGCATCCGCCAGTCCGGCCGAAATCGCTTCATCCCCGAAATACAGTCCCGCTTCGGTAGCGCGTACCGCCTCGATATCCATGCCTCGCATCGATGCCACTTGCGTCACAAACAACTCATAGAGGCGGTTCACTTCGGTTTGCAGCGATGTGGCTGCTTGGGGACTTAAAGGCTCATGGGGTGAAAAGTCGTTTTTGTGGTGCCCGGCGAAAATCGCTGTGTAGTGCAAGCCTTCTTTGGCATCGCGCACCGATTGATCGACATGCAGAGCAATCACACCAATCGAACCGACGCCTGCAGTCTGGGAAAGCGTTAACCGCGTGGCCGCTGAAGCAATCGCGTATGCCGCTGAATAGGCCGCGTCATTGGCGTGAGCCCAGACCGGTTTCACCGAGCTGGCTGATCGAATCCGCTCGGCCAGTTCAAACACGCCGCCGGCTTCACCGCCAGGCGAGTCCATATCCAACAAGATGCCTTGCACCTGAGGATCAGCGATGGCTGCATCAATGCGTGCCGCGATATCGGCATAGGACATCAACCCCGATGCCGCCTCTAAACCAATGGTTCGGCGCACCAAAGTGCCGTGAATCGGAATGATGGCAATGCCTTGCTGTGCCGCTTGCACAGGTGCGCGTGCAGGTACGGGCGGTAACGCTGCACTCACCTCGGGCAAGCCGATGCGAGATCCGAGCACCGACAAAATGATGTCCAGTTTCGGGCGCGCAATAAGTAGCGGCGTCCCGTATAAACGGGACGCTAAATGAGCCAATTGCATGATTAGTTTTCCTGAGAGTCTTGGTGTGGAGTTGGCGTTGCGCCAATCACTGATGGCTTGTCTTGTCGCGGATCGGAATCGAAAACCAGTCCGAGTTCATCAGCGCGCAGATTGTCGGCGGCGATCTCTCGATCAATATCCTCGGCGTCATAGCCGAACGCGGATATGGCTTCGGAGCGAGACAAAAGACCCGCGCGGATAGCGGTGAGCATGGCATCGAACTCTTTCTTCGGATCAACCCATTGCCAGCCCTGAGGGATCCACTTGGCTGCCAGGTACTCCCGCTTGCGTTCCGCAAATTGCGGCAGCGGTAAAGCATCTTCGAGTGCTGCTTGCTCCATCCAGGCTCGCCATATCGGCCGACACAACTGATGCACAATCACGCCATGTTGAATCGCTTCGCACCGGCGGCGAAATTCCAACAAGCCCGCGCGAATGGATGAGTAGTTCACTTGCGTTAGATCACCAGTGAGCATTTCATAGGTGATGCCCATGGCAGACGCCACCGCCCGAAACTGCATGCGTAAAAACTCGGCGTAGCTGCCACCCACATCGGCCGGCTGACTAAAACGCACATCCTCGCCCGGTTCCAGAATTTGCATGGTGCCAGGCTCAAGACCCGCCAAAGCGGCACCGGCAGCATCCGGAAGCCCTTCACCCATCAGGTTGTCTTCCGGTGACAGCCGTGTAATGAAGCCCGCAAACATCGCAGCCGTTTTCTTGCGAACTAGCTCGGCATCGTCGTATTGGTCCAGTTCATTGAGTTTGACGAGTGCTCGTGCAAGCCAGGGTTCGCCACGAATCTGGCCAGGACGCAGCGGGCGAAATAAGTGGACGATTTCAGCGGCCGGGACGCGAACCGTATCCATCCCGCCGCTACCGGACCCTCCGTTACTGGACATAGGCGCCAGGGCACCATCTCCGGGGTGGGTACGTGTTAAGTGGTAGGCCACACGCCGTCCCAAACGGTCGAATTCGATACCAGCACGGATTAAATTACCGGACGGTGTTTGCGTGTTCATGGATACCGGCAAATGCTCAGGCTCCAGAACCTGCAGTTGTAAACCCACGGGCAGCCCATCTTCGGACTTGCGAAATCGTAGGCGCACCAGGCATTCACCGCCTTCGAGCATGGCGCGGCAAGCCAAGGCCTGCAAACCATAGAAATCGGTGAGCCCGGCGGCATCCGCTTGCTCACACCAATCGGACCAAAGCCGATGGATGGCTTCACGTAATGACTGATCTTGCACCATGCTTTGGGGCTTGATGCCAGTGCCGATCGCATTGGACACGAAGGCTTCCACCCCGGCCGCAGGCCAGTGCACGACGTCCACCACCAACACCATCGTAGGTCGGTGAGCCGCCAAACAAGCGGCGTTGAATTCTTCCAAGCCAACTCATTTAGAAACCCTTGCCGGTGGTGATACGAATTTGTCTGGGCGCACCCGGCCATAATCCAGTGGCGGTTGCCTGCTCAAACAAATCGCGTTTAATGATTTCAATGGCTGTTTTGAGTTCGTCGACACTGCGATACTCCACCGTTTTATCGCCAAAGCTCACGCGCTTTTCGCCTTTGGCCAGAGCAGCCTAAAGTAACTCCAACTGTTCCTGTGTGTAAGCCATTAGCGAAATACCGTGAGATTGATTTCAGTGGAATCGGCGTAAGTGGTCGAGGTCGTGGCACAGCTGATGTCCACGTATTGCTCGGTCTTCTCGTTGTTGGTTTCACGCACGATGGCAATTCGCTGGGCACCGTTATCGGTGCTACTGCGCGCTAAGGCGGTCCAGCAATAATGGGTATCCAGCATGGGTTGACTGAAGTAAACGCGGTACCGGCCTCTGGCGATCCGATTGACGCTGGCCACGTTGAAAGCTGCGCGCAAGACGATGGCATTGCCGTCATAACCAAAGCACACCCAGGCACGTGCCACACCGGGATGATTGGCGGTGATCTTTGACTTCACTTCCGAACCGATGCGAACCGCTAACGCCGTCAATCGCTCGATCAGTGTCATTAGCTCAAGGCCGCCTCAAAGATCGCAACAAAGTCCGTGTCGGTGTTGCCCACATCGGTTGTGGCTACCGCACCAATATTCGAGCGAGCTTGTGTTTGCTCTGGCACCGTCAAGGTTTGTGGCGCATCAAAACGCACCCGGTTGTTTACCGCTGCGAGCAACGCATCCAGACCGGTGGTACCGTCTTGCAGCAACTGCTGAATTTCCAACAAGGTGTCATAGGCGGCATCTGCACCACCCAGAATTTCAGCCTTCAATGTGTCCAGCAGGCTGACGATCTTGGAGGATGAATAGGTAGTGGTCAGTGCGACGTTCGCATCATCGATACCCGTTCCATTGGTAACTGCCGCCTGCAGTTCATTGATAGCAGCGACCAGGCTGGATTTATCGGTTGTGGTGAGGCTTGCCAGCGCGCCAGTTTTGCTGTTGAGGGTGTTGAATTCCTGGGCGATGCGTAGCACCAGACTTTCAATCCGGGTTTGTAAACTCATAGTGATTTCTCTTTAAGTTGAGTCAGGTTTCATCCCAAAAGGCGAGGAAACCTGACAGCTCAAGGCTGTTTAATTAGGTTAACCAGCGACTGCGCACCACTTGCCGTGACCGTCGCGAGGTGCCAGAAGATGAAAGGCCACTAGCCGAACTCAATTGAGCCGTGGTCTCTGCGGGTGTTGCTTGTGATAAGGCGGCGGTGTCTGATGCCAGTCCGAGCTGTCGTTCAAGCTCATTCCAGTGCCGCTCCTCGAAGCGATCAAGTCCGGCGGCCGAAGCGGCGGCGCGAGCATAGACATAGCAATCCAAGGCCTCGTTACGCTCACGCATTTTCTGCCATTCACGCACCGGGAAGCCGTTTCGATCGCGACGAGTAATGAGCTGCTCGGCACAGAGTTGTTGAATAAACTCTGCATCGATTTTCGGTAGATGGACAAAGCCCGCCGGATAAACCGGTGTGATTCCGTCCTCTGCCACATCAGCGGTTTTGCGCAGATTGTTATAGAACTCAAGCTTGGCGATACCCACTGCAACGCTGTAGAGCTTGATACCTCGGCGCAGTTTTTTACCGCCTTGGGAAACATCAATTGCCGTAGGTGTACCGATCAACGCGGCACCGCGTGGTACGCCTTTAATGGCCATCACCCGGGAATCGCGACATCCACGCACAAAGGCATAGGCCTCTTGGGTGGCAAACCCTGTATCCAGGGCAAATCGCGTCAGTGGCATTTGGTTGCCACTGGCGTGGGTCCAGGTTTCGTCGATCATCGATTTCAGTGATTGCCACACGGTTTCACGAGCTGTGTCACCCAAAAAAATTCGATGCTCAATCAGCCAGGATTCTTTGCCACGACCGAATGCCCAGATGGATGCTTCGATACGATCTTTCTGCACATCGGCCGCACCCACTAACAACAAACCCTGCTCCGGCACTGTGCCGAGTGCATAGCCCTCCCGTCGTTCAATCAGTCGCTGCCAGTCCGGTGCCTCACCTTCTTCGACCCAGGTTTCGCCCAGCTCGGTGTTCTTAAAAGTTTTGATGGCGGCAGCCGAGCCGGACTCTTTGCTTACAGCACTTTCCCATGTGGCTGCGATGTCTTGCCAGGATCGCCAACCCACCGGGCTGTACAGAGACGACAGGTGAAAGCCGGCTGTTTTGTAATTGCCCTCGGTGTTCATGGCTCGCCATTCGCCGTGTTCGAGCATCCAGGTTTTGTGATGCTCGGCGATGGGTTTATCGCATGACTCGCAGACATAAGCCGCCGTTTCAGGCTGCCCCTTTTCCCAGCGCAATTGTTCAAATCGCAGCCATTGCCGATGTGAGCAATGCGGGCATGGCACAAAGTAACGACGTTGATCTGAGGCTTCGAATTCCCGCTCAATGGCAGAGACGCCCGAAATGGTTGGTGTGGAAACAATGAATATCTTGCGCCGAGCAAAGGTACGGGTACGTGCTTCCGCCAGCGACACCGCGTCACCTTCACCTTCGACATCCAATGGATAACCGTCGACCTCATCTAGAAACAAATAACGCACCGGCATGGATCGCAGTCCGACGGCGCTGTTAGCACCGGTCATTACCAGTACACCGCCACGAAACTCTTTCGACAAAATGGTGTTGCCGGAATCGCGTGATCGCGCAGGTGCGATCAACTCTGCAAGGATGGGCGACTCATCTATCAGCGGATCAATGCGCTGCTTTGAGTTGCGCTTGGCCATTTCCACGGTAGGCCATACCGCCATCATTGGTCCCGGCGCATGGTGGATCACATAGCCAATCCAGTTGGAGCCCATCTCCGTTGCACCTAGCTGGGCCGCCTTCATAAACGCGACCCGCTCAATGGGCGAGGTTGGCGACAGGCAATCCATAATGGCTTTCAGATACGGCGTCCGACTGGTGCGCCAGCGACCGGGCTCCGCCGAGGCTTTGCTCGACAGCATGCGATGACGGTCTGACCATTCGGAGACGGATAACAGTGGATCGGGGGTCAGTCCTTCTCGCCAGGCTCGGTCGATGTCCAGCGCACCGTCGTAGTCCATTCTTTTTCACTAAATCGCATTATCTGTAGAGAATTTTGGCAACAAAAAAGGCGCCGAAGCGCCTTACGGTAAAAACAAAAAATCTTATTTTCAGTCTTTCAATTCTACAAAATCGTCTTCGCTTGAATCTGAGAGCGGATTTTTTTTGCGGTGCTCTTCAAATTGCTCACGGAACGGCTTACCGAAATTTTCTTCATCATCTGAGGGCCAGCCTGCATTCAACCCACCTAGAATCTCATCCAAAGGAATCCATCCTACAATATCTGCATTGTATCCAAGCTGCCACTGACTACCGTTCCAGGACGCTACATCGTAGGAACCAAATCCATGAGGATAACGAACGGCGACAAAATATTCGCCGAGAGCTGGCGGTTCAGTTTTCTCTCGCCACAAAGGTTTCAAAGTGCCAGTTTCAGTCACTATTATTTCCTCATCCTAAATTGTTCAGCCTTGTCAATCAGCCAATTCATATAGCTGAAATCCCGCGCTTTTTGATGTGCGCCATCAACAATAAAGTCGATCACATAATAAGTATTTGGCGTCATCGAAGCCTCTGTATAGATCAAAGCGCTGTCACTTGTTCCAGCACGTACACGAACAGTTTTGACCTTATCTAGGACATGCACATGACGCAATTTTGCCCTTTCAGCATACGGTTTTGGATCATGATAAGGCACATCCTTACCAAAATAAGTGACCTGAACCCCTGATTTATAGCGCTTAAAATCGCTGATAAGTGCTCGCAACTCGCTATTAGTTTGGCTTTCCTGATCAAGCTCTTTGCGTACGAACACTGTGACTGTGCTTTCTTTCACTGTCAGATCCAATATAGGTTTTATTTAACTTCCACGTAATCGACGAGGCTAGTATTTTTCTTAGTTTTGTCGGCCTTTGTTTTGGCTCGCTCAAAACCTTTCGCAACTTTATCCAGAGACGCTTTATTTGGGATAAACGTCTGTTTTATCGGCTTGTCTTTACTCATGGCATATATCCTTAACGATATAGATATCGCGGATTGTACGCAGCTCTTTGCAAATATCTCAAGGTCGAATATCACAGATATACATTTCAATCCACTCTCGACTGAATCTCACCCAGTTCCTGTAAGTGCTCTCGCACTGAAGCTTCTAAAACGACATGCATGGTATGAGGGTCTACTTCGAGACGGGCCGCCATCTGTGCTGACACCCGCGAGGGCCAGTTGAGCCAGGCATCACGTTCTGAACGGGCCAGCTTGAACACGTGGGCGATGGCTTTTGAGCGATCCACCAGTTCCTGTTTTAGCTGCTGCAGCTTGACCCGATTGGTCTGCGCCTTGAGCACTTCGTTGGCCGTTCGCGCTTGCATGTAGGTGGTTCCGGAGGCCGGACCACGACTTTCCTTGAGTGTCTCGTCGACCGCATCCAAGGCAGCCTTGGGGACTGCTTTGGTCGCAGCTGCTGGTTTTCGTTGTTGGGACTGGTCGGTATTGAGTGTCCATTGGCGATCGGCCTTGGCAATGTCGACACTGCCGTCAGGCTCCAATGAAATGCGTCCAGCCTTGACGGCCTTGCGCACCGCCGTATCGGAAACTCCGCGATGTTTGGCATACGCCCGCAATGATACGCCCACGCCATAACCTACTGTTTTTAATCGAATTATTAAGCGGAATTGAGTTGATAAGTGCTCTGAAGGAAGCGTTCATGTGCTTAACGAAAGCGCACACGGAGACAACAACATGAGCCGCAAACCTACCGCCCTCGACACCTTTATGGCCCGCAAAGCGGAGATCGACGAGGCACTGGCCCGCCTGCAAGCCCTGAGCGACGACCACTTCAACACCCACCCCGATGAAATCAACTGGGGGCACGCCGGCAGCCTCGGCTACATCGCCGAAAAGCTGAAAGAACTGACCGATTTTGCCTTCCAAGAAGGCGAGTACGCCGAATAAAGGAGCACACCATGATCCAACTAACACCCACCCAAATCACCATCCTGACGGCCGCTGCGAAGCGGCCCGATGGCAACATCGAACCCTTGCCCGACAACATCAATGCCGGGATCAAACCCCGGGTGATCCAAGGGCTACTAACGCGTGAGCTGATCATTGCCAACGAAAACGGCCACGCCATAGCGCCACTCGGCTACCAGGCCATCGGACTTGAGCCTGAGCCAAAAACAACAAACGCTGAGGCTAGAGCAAACCTGCGAGAAGGCACCAAGCAAGCCCGGATGATTGCGCTGCTGCAGAGTCCTGAAGGCGCCAGCATCGAAGACATCTGTCAGGAAACGGGCTGGCAAAAACACACGGTGCGCGGCGTCTTTTCCAACACGCTGAAAAAGCGCCTTGGGTTGACGCTTACCTCTTACAAAAACGAAGGCCAGCCTCGCCATTACCGCATCCAACAGGAGGTGGCGCAATGAGCACTCGATGTCTGATTGCCATCGCCAAGGATGGTTATTACCTGTCCATTTACTGTCACCATGACGGCTATGATGCTGATCATGGTGTTGGCCCGACGCTACGCGCGCATTACAACTCAGCTGAGGTCGCCGCCGACCTGATAGCACTTGGAGATATTTCCTACCTACAAGCCGATAAAGCCTGTGCGTACCACCGGGATCGCGGTGATGCATGGGCACAAACCCAGCCAAAAAGAACCACTAGTGAGTCGCAGTTACTGGCATTGGCGCAGGTCTGCGATGCCGATTATCTGTACCTGTTTGACGGCGAACGATGGGGCAGCAGAAAGCTTCGGATATAGCTTGATTAACTCTCGCAAGGAAGCGTTCATACAGACACACCAAGCCACCGAGGACAAACAAATGGGAACCTGGAGCCAACCTAACACCACCACCAAAGCCTGCGAACTGCAACGATTGATGACAGCGCCGATCACACGCAAAACAGCCTGCGACCAGCTGTACGAATTAGTGGGTGACGATGATTTGTTTGATTTCTTTAATGAGCTGGACGAGACCGACGATGTTCGATTTTTGGTCCAATCCCACATTGAGAAAACGCTCAAGCATTTGCATCTTTCATTGCAACCCTGGGACAGCGAAGCCATCGAAATTTGCAAAACGATCAGCCACGGTGAATGGCTTAAACGCTAGTCACCGTTTGGGCTTCCAACGCCACTTCATCAAACGGCCGACCATCCGACGCGCGGGTGGCCTGCTTTCCCGAATAGTCCTGCCAACGCCGCACGATCACATCCACGTACTTCGGATCCAACTCGATGAGCCTGGCTGATCGATGGGTTTTCTCGCAGGCAATGAGTGTGCTTCCAGATCCGCCGAACAGATCCAACACCACATCCCGGCTTTTGCTGGAATTGCGAATCGCTCGCTCAACCAGCTCCACCGGTTTCATGGTGGGATGCAGATCATTCTTGACCGGCTTATTGAAAAACCAGACATCGCCTTGGTCGCGGGCGCCACACCAGTAATGGTCACTGCCTTCACGCCAGCCGTACAGTATCGGTTCGTACTGGCGCTGGTAATCGGAGCGACCCAAGGTAAAGGTATTCTTGGCCCAGACGATGAACGTCGACCATTTGCCGCCAGCATCCCTGAACGCTTTTTGCAGCGTATCCAGTTCGCTGGAGGACATAGCCACATAGCAGGCGCCCATGGTCACCGTCAGCATGTTGGAAAGCGCTGCCTTCAAAAACGCGTAAAAGTCATCGCCCAAATTGTCATTCAGAATGCGCCGATCTTTGCCGCGCATTTTGTCTTTGGCGTTGTTGCCATAATCGACGTTGTAGGGAGGATCGGTAAACGCCATATCGGCCAGCCCGCCATCCATTAATCGGGCGAGATCCTGAGCATTGGTGGAGTCACCACACAGAAGGCGGTGATCACCCAGGAGCCATAAATCGCCGTTCTGACTGACGGGCTCCTGTTCAATTTCAGGCACCGCATCTTCGTCTGACTCGCCGGCATCATCATCGCCACCGAGCAGCTCATCCAGTTCCTCGTCGGAGAAACCAATGAGGTCCAGATCGAAGCCGATGTCTTTCAAGTCGGCGAGTTCAAGCTTCAGCAGGTCTTCGTTCCAGCCGGCATTCTCGGCAATCTTGTTATCCGCAATCACTAACGCGCGGCGCTGAGCTTCGGACAGATGGGCCAGCACAATCACCGGCACTTCACGCAGCCCTAATTGCTGGGCCGCCATGAGTCGGCCATGTCCCGCAATGATGACGTTGTCGTCACCGACGAGAATCGGATTTACAAAGCCAAACTCGGCAATGGAACCGGCAATTTGAGAGACCTGCGCATCGTCATGAGTGCGCGCATTTTTGGCATAGGGAATCAATCGCTGGAGCGGCCAATGCTCCACCGTTTCAACGCTGACAGATAACATGAGATACCTTGGAAATATAGGTGTGCGAACCGCGAACCCTGCGAACCCGAGTTCGCACCCTGACGCTAGCGAAATGCCGCGCTCACGCCCCCCGTATTGCTCATCGGCCAGGAAGGACCCATGGCATGGGGCAGCAGAAATGAAGTCGCTCCTGTGCATCCATGCACCCGCGACATACCGTTCGTCCTAAACATAAAAGCCACGGTGTGGTGGCCGTGGCTTGTGTGCAGTTCACTCGTGAGATTAGCAAGTATTCTCGCTCAAAAAGCCGCTTTTGTCCCACCGGTGGTTTTGGCGTTCTCACGCAGACTTACGCTCCTGTTCTAAACGCGCCGCTATTTTTAGTAACGCCCCATGCCAATAACGCTGGGCAGAGGTTTTGGGGAAGCCAGTTTCCCGCGCAATCACTCGCCAAGGCGTCCGGTAAGCTCTGAGCCACACCAGATTTCGTTCTCCGTGGTTGATCCAGGTTATCCAGGTCAGGGTTTCCTCCATGCGCGTAATCTGATCCGGCGTGGCACGCAACCGAATGGGTTGCGGCTCTTGCCGAGCCAGTTCGCGGGGCTCGTATTTGATATCAGGCCAGTAGCTCACGTAGCCCAACGAACGATCGCCGGGAAGCTTGCGTAGCGTAGCCACGCATTCCTCAAAGCGTGCGGCCACCTGTTCGGTTTGCCAATGCGTCATCACAGACCTCCTTGGCGATGCTCCATCGCCCAGTACAGCAAGGCCAGCGCATCGGCCTCGTTATCGTCGACAGGCTGATGGCCACGGCGCAGCGCGGCGTCCAGCATCATGTCCTTACTGGCATTGCCTTTGCCGGTGGCGTGTCGTTTGATAGTGCCAACCGGTACAGCCTCATAGGCAATGGCCTGCTGCTCGCACCAGGCAGTCAGGTGTGCCATAAAGCCACCGTAAGCATGGGCCGCGTCGACACCCAAATGGCGGCGAACCTCCTCGAAGAAGACCAGGCGGATTGGGCCAACAGATTGATTCAGCTCGTTCAAAAACTGAGTGAACTTCACGAAACGCATACCACCGCCTTGCCAGCGGTCGTTTTTGAAACTAGCAGCGCCGCTGGTGACGAGCCCTTGAGCAGTCCGGATAGCCCAGCCACTAGTGTTCCCGAGATCCAAACAGAGCATCACTGGACCGGTCGTGTTTGCCAAACCCTCCGCCCCGGGATGGAGAGCCACCCTTTGGGGCTCTCCTCTCCCGTAGGGAGAGGGAGTCTGCGTGCAATCTGGATTTCCCCCTGCAAGCCCCGTCATTGCTGGGTTTGTGGGTAGATTGCAGGGGGTCTCTGCAATCTGGGGTCTGCAATCTGCAAACTGCTCTAAGTGGTTGTTTTTGCTGGATTCAAGTTTGCAGGCAGATTGCAGTTTGCAGCAATCTGGGTCAGATTGCAGACTGACGATTGGGGTGTTTTTCATACCGAAGGTACCTCCTGGTAAACCCACACATCCGGATTCTCGACAGGGAGAACGGCACCGGTTTGCGGGCATTTGTAATGGGTGGGTTTGATGGCGTAGCAGGACTGCGTCAGCTCCCCTGTATCCGTGTCCACGGTTTCAGGCCCGGGGATGAGCATCCCCTCCACACACAGATAGCCGTACTTGCTGCGCGTCAGTTCGGGCAGTCCATAGTCCTCAGGGTTACGAAAAAACTTGATGTCGCCTTTGCTGGACAACACCGAGACCCGCTCGTTGATGGTGCGATTGGCGCCGAGCCCGGCGTGACCCTCGAAGGTTTCCGCAAATTGGTTGGCGGTATAGACACGTCCCAGCGCGGCCTCATCAAAGAGCATTTGCACAATGACATCGCGCTTGCGCAATCGCTCAGCATCCAGCTTCGCGGCGTAGTCTTGATTGACCAGCCTATCGTGATTGGGGTCCAGCTCAATCCAGCGCCCTTGGCTTTTATCGACGTGCTTAGTGGGTAAGCTAGGGCCGTTGCGCAGTTCAAATACGAGCACCCGGTCAGTACGGGTTTCGTCCGGCCGGTACAGCAGCATGCCGGTGGTGTAATAACCACGCAGGCTGCCCGCACCCGACAGCGCCAAAAATGGATCCTCCTCCACCTGTTTTTTGCTGATCTTCTTGGTGTGATGCGCGAGGATAATGCCGGCCTCCGGATTGATCGCATCGCGCAACCGCTCAACACGCTCGCGCAGAAAAAACAACATGGCGTTGTTGTCGTTTTCACTGCTGCCATCCGGACCACCATCAAACACATTGCGGATGGGGTCGATCACCAGCACATCCATTCCACCGTTCGCTGCGGCTTGTTGCAGTGCCTCAATCACTTGCTCCACACCCTCGTCATTGAGCACTAGCCGCAACTGAGGTGTAACCAGAAGATTGTTTGCTGCCTTGTGGCAAAGCGCGGCCGACAAGCCCATCGACTGAATGCGCTCGCGCAGATAGTGGTATTGCACCTCGGCCTGCAAATAAAACACGCGCAGTGGCCTCGAGGGTGAGAGTTCCAAGAAGGGTTCGCCAGCTGCCATGTGCGCCAACCACGACAGCAGAAAATCACTCTTGCCGACCTTAGGTGCACCACCGAAAACGATCATGCCTCCTGGTGTTAAAACACGCGGCGCAATCAAGTCGTCAGGCATCGGCGATGTATCGGCCAGCAAGTCTCCCAGATAATGAAACGGGATCGCTGGAGCATCCTTTAGGATTGTGCGCTGGAAATCCCGCACAAAGCTCCATACGTCCATGCCTTCGGCCACAGCGTCTGCGGCATCCCACTTTTCAGGCTTGTCGTTGGGCAAATGCAAGACGGCAACAGTGCTGGCACCAAATTGAATTAATGCCTGCGCAGCGCGGCTAGCATATTGCAGGCCAGCCTCGTCGTTATCCGGCCAGATCAACACCTGCTTACCTTTAAGCGGCGACCAGTCCGTTTTACCCACAGGGGCGTGGGCGCCGTTCATAGCTGTGGTGGCTACCAGCCCTTCACGGATCAGTGCATCCGCTGCTTTCTCACCTTCCACCAAAATGATCTGCGACGCCGATGCTACCTGTGGCTGGTTATACAAAGGGCGCGGATCCGGAGCACGCATTGTCCTCGCCAGCACATCCCAGGGTCTAAACTCCTTGCCGTTGGGTGTGTCATAGCGGTACACACAGGCGATCAATTTGCCGTGTGGGTCGCGGTAGTCCCACTTGGCTGTTGCCGGCCCAAGCTCATCCACCGGAATAGATTTAGTATGGGCAGGGGCCAAGCTTTTAGTGGAACCCATTGATGTGGCCTGATCAGGCACACCCAGCCACTGTGCAATGGATGTCATCACGGCTGGAAAATCGCGTTGTGCATCCAGTTGCATAACACGTGCCCAAGCATCAAAAATGTCACCACCTTCGCCAGTAGCAAAGTCGATCCACATGCCCGCACGAGCACCATCCAGTTCAATCACCAGACTCTTGCCGGCATTGCCATCCAGATCGCCGAGCACGTATTGCTTGCCACGTTGTTTGCCAGCGGGAAACAGGTAGTGCAACACAGAAGGCAATCGCGCCAGCAATTGTGCTTTTAATTCCGATGCCTCGAATCGGGGCTTGAGTGAAGCCTCCTGATCAGGAGCATCGTTAAAGTCGAGCCAAACGACATTGGTCATGCTGATACCTCCCGCCAGCAGCGATCCTGCCAAGGACAGAACCGGCACTCGTAGTGGGTCGGGTCATGACTTAGCCGAGGCAGCAGCTCACCAGCATCACAGGCTTGCAGAACCCGCACGCCACGATCGGACGCACGTTGTGCCAGCTCCCCGTTAAATGGCACCCATTCGAAATAGATTTCGGCGGTATCTTTATTGATGGCGGTGAACAGCGCCGGGTTATTCGAAATACCTGGAATTTGCGGTTCCATATACGCCTGATACAGCGCAACCTGTGCCGCATAGACCGGCTTGGACAGGGTCAGTCCTCGTTTCACCGTATCCTTCCAAGATTTGCCGTTCAGCGATTTGCATTCCCATAGCGCCGGGTATTGAGCGGTAATGTCGTTGGGTCCTGCCGCCAAAATGCCATCGACGTGACCCCGCAAACGACCATCCACGGCAGAAAATCCGTATTGCCCGCCAGTGGACGTTTCGGTGTGCAAGTCAAATCCCGCAGCTCGCAGCCAGTCGATCGCGAGCGATTCAAATACATGCCCGGCAGCGAAGATGCGCAGTGTTTGACCTGAGAACTCTCGACCTTCATCCACTGGCGCTTTCAGATACTCAAACTGCAATGCTCTGTCGCAGGCGACACCAAGACGTGAGGCACCCAGATAATTGCGGGGTGTTTGTTGCGCCTGAACTGATTGCAACGCGCCATCAATGCGCGCGCAAATCTGCTCAGACAGGTTGGGTTTATGATTGAAGTCCAGCATCAGAAAGGCACCTCGTCTTTGTACAACTCCTGCAAAGCCGCGTGATAAGCGTTCAATACGGCATCGATCAGGCCCGTAATTTCAGTCTTGGTGTAGTCACCCAAACCTTTATTCATGCCCACGCTGACAACGTAATCCGCCAGTGGCGCTAGCACTGATTCAGCCGCTTTTTGTTCAAGATCTGTTCGGCTCATTGCCACCCCCTTGCGCTGCAATTGATAGTGAATGTCCTGGCAGAGCTTGGAGCAGAACCGCTTGTAGCTGGCTCGCCGTTGCTCTGGTGCTTGTTTGCGATCGGGGTCCAGCCAGCCAAAGCCTCGCGGTGGGCGGTGGCATATAAAACATCGGTAGTGCACATCAAGCCGCCTCCCTGCGTTCTGCTGCGTTAAAAATTCGGGACTGGATGTCGCGCTTGTTGAACTGGAATGCCAACAGGCAAGAGGCTTGATAACGGGTCAAGCCGAAGTCTTTGCGATAGGCCGGTGGCAGATAGCGCAATTGCTGTGCAGTAACCGCTTGATTGAGCCACTTGCGCGATTTGTTGGCGGCATCTTCGGTCTCATGCTCGTTAAGCCAGTCGTCGGCTGCAGCCAGACAAACTGTTCGATCACCTTTGGCAAGCAGACGCGCCGACTGCTTCTTACCGCCACCCATGCCGTACCAATGACCTGCCAGAAAGAACACGCCTGCCCAGGCCTCGAATCCCGTCGCCATCAGCGCCGCGTCGTCACCAAAAAGATCACACCAACGAAACGATGAGCGTTTCAGCAGATCTATTTCGGACATAACAAAATCGGAGAGATCGACTTTGCCTTTGCTTTCTGTGCGCTCCCATACGTGACCACAGAGCGAACATTCGCGTATCGCCGCCGGTACCATGGCACCGCATCCAGGGCATTCCTTTTGCGGCGCCTCACCCAATCCTTCGTGGCCATCCAGATTGACGTCTTGCTCCAGAGAGCCATGCAGCAAGGTGCTGGTGCCAAAATCCAGAACAATGCAGTCACTCTTGGTGACACCGGGATGTTCGTTGGGATCGACAGTGCGTAGGCCACGACCGATCATCTGGATCAGCGTGGATTTGTAAGAGCTGGGTCGAAGCAAAATCACACAGCTGGTGGGTGGAAAGTCCCAACCCTCAGTCAATACAGCCACATTCACGATGATCTGGGATTCGCCCGATTGAAAGCGACTCAGTGCCGCCTGACGTTCAGCTGTGGTCAACTCCCCGTGGATCAGCTCTGCCGCAAATCCGGCGGCCGTAAAAGCCTCTGCCACATTACGAGCGTGATTCACAGTGGAGCAGAACACTACGGTGGGTCGATCGTGGGCTTTGTCTTTCCAGTGCCGGATAACGGCATCGGTGATTGGCGCCTTGTTCATGATGGCGTCGACCGCCGTCATGTCGAAATCGTCGGCCGCACGCTTTACCTGAGACAGCTCACTCTGTGTGCCCACATCAATGACAAAGGTACGAGGCGGTACCAAGTGGCCGGACGAAATCAGTTCCGCGAGGGTGATTTGATCCGACACGTTGCTGAATATCGGTCGCAGGCCTTTCTTATCCCCCCGGTTGGGTGTTGCCGTTACGCCGAAAATAACGACGTTCGGATTGCGATCGCGAACATGATCGATAATGCGTCGATAGGTTGGCGCCGCCGCATGGTGCGCTTCATCAATCACCAGTAGATCCAGCGTGGGCATGTTTTGCAGATTGCTGTCTCTGCCCAGCGTTTGCACCATGGCGAAGGTAGCTTGCCCGTCCCAGGACTTAGCGTGAGCATCAAATACAGAAGTACTTACCTTAGGATTTACGCGCCGGAACTTGGCTTCGTTCTGAGTGGTGAGTTCATCGCGATGGGCTAGCATGCAGGCCTTGGCATCTTCACCAGCCAGCCACTGCCCGGCAACACCGGACAGCATGATGGTTTTGCCGGCGCCCGTAGGCGCCACTCCTAATGTATTTTGGTGCTGTTTAAGCGCAGTCAAACTGCGCTCCACAAACAGCTTTTGACGAGGTCGTAATATCATGGGCCGACCTCCTTATTGTGCCCAGCTGGGCCGACCGGAAGGTGCGGCAGTAGTGGCAGGCTTGGATGTGGGTGCGGTGGGTTGTGTATTGATGCGTCCCATCACCGCCGCATAGTCTTTGCTGTCAGGGGTAATGGCAGTCTTCACGACATTTTTGTCATCGCCGTTTTGATCTTTCTCCATGTCCACTTTGGCAACAAACTCAATGCCATCCAGATCAGCAAAGCCCTGAATGCGACGCGCCTGTTGTGCCTGAGGTGTGTTGTCCTGAGGGTGAAGACCTCGCGCCGAATTCAGAATGCCTTTGATAAAGGCCCGGCCCATGTTCGCCCACTCGGGACCTTTCGGGCTGTGCAAACCAATCAGGCTCCACATCTTGCGCTTCGCGTATGGGCCATCGAGCACCACAAATTCGCAATTGAGGTAAATCGATCCTGTGGTGTTGCTTTGGGTGGCGTAACCACCGGTCCATCCTTGCGAGGCATCGTCATAGCCACCGGGGCGAATGGTCATACGGACTTTGACTAATGTGCCTTTGGGGATCAGGTCAAAGCTGTTTTGATCGTCGGCTGAGTTGAAATCATTCCAAGTGTTCATTATTTGGCTCCTTTATGATCAGGATGATCGGTATCTCGCGGCTGCATGGATGCAGAAGAGCGAGCTTCAGTAACTAGGGATTCGTTGTTCAGGGTATTGGTGGCGTGCAACACCGTGGTGTGATCGGGACCACCAAAGCTCAGGCGATCAGCAGCGGGCTTCACTGGCCCACGGATCTTTGCCATTAGCTTTCCGAGGTGCGGTTCTTCAATCAGATCCAGCCGGCCGCTGCGGTCCTTGGCCGGATAGCCGAAGGGATTGAGCGTGTGGTTGATGAAGGCGCGATAGCTGCCGCCGTCCTCGCTTTTGATTTCTGCCAACGTGATCACCTGGTCGACGATGCCGGGCAGCTCAAGCGCGGTTTTGGAACCATCGATCTGCGGCGTGAAAACCTTGCGATTAAAGTCATCGACTTTTTCGTCGAGAATGCCGACGAACCAGATGTTCTTGTTGCGGGTGTGCTGCAGATGCGTCAGCCAGGCAATCATTTCCTGGCCATGCAGGCCGTATGCACCGCGTGTATCCGGTTTGCCGGTGCGATCACTGAATGCCTGCGGCTGACCTTTGCACCACTGCAAGCACAGGCGGCCGGCAACGGTGATGGAATCGACGAAAACCGTGTCGTACTTGTCGAGGCTGGCGGGATCACCAAACTTCACGCATACCGCGTCAAAGTGCGCCTGACTGTAGGGCTGGTCTTCGCGCAGGGCCGGATTCGGTCCACCGATGTACACGGCAAAGTCACGACACTCCTGCCAGGTGCGAGGCCGAATGGCATCCCCAATCCAGCCTTCAACGGCCAGATCTCCAGCTTCCAGATCAAAGAACAATGTCGAGTCAGCATCCACAGACCAGAGCAAACTGGTCTTACCGATACCGGATGGCCCGAGGATGCAGCCTTTGATGCCGCGCTTTTCAGCCAATCGCTGATCGGCTGTGATGATGGGAAAGCTCATGGCTTCACCTCCCCATGTTCACGGACAAATTCCAGCGCATAATCAGAGCCCTTGGCGCCGACACCGCGAGCCATGTCATGCAGGCGGCGCAAAGCCTCCATCTTTTCCACCAGCCGGCTCATTTCTTTATTGAGCCCTTGCTGGGCAAAAGCGACGTCATCGACCGTGGCCAGCAACAAGGGCTTGCACTCAGCCTCATCGCCATCACGTAGAGCCGGAATGGCAATCTCGTCTGGCAGTTTTTCCAGGGAATAGCTGCTCTTTCGCAGCGCGTTCAAAAAATCAGTTTCTTTGGTAAAAATGGCCATGGTTGTTACTCCTTAACCGTTTCAAGATGGAAAGTGGGCTTGCCGGTTTTCAGAGTTCTGGCTGGCTCGAAAGCGGCGCGCAGTGACTCAGGCCAGGCGGTGTATTTGCGCTCGGAAACCTTGTAGGCAACGTCGATAAACTCAGCAGGGTCATCGCCTGCCTCAGCGATGCGCTTGGCGATTTCAGCGAGCTTTTGCTGATCCCATTCCGGGCGTTTGGAAAGCTCAGAAGTGACTCGGATACCGTCATCCACGAAATGCACTTTGCCGGTGTCCTTGCCTTGCTCCTGACGGATCGCTTGTGCACGCTGCTCGTACTTGAGCGCGACAGCACCATCGATCCAGTCCTTCAGCGCTTTCGATTTGCGCAGCAATTCGGCAGCTTCGTCCTGGACTTGTTGAAGGTCAGCGGCGGAGGCCGAGGCCAGATCGCCAATGCTCATCAGCTGGGCGTGTTCAAGAGAAAGGCTCATGCCGCACCTCCTGACACACGCTCCGAAGTGCTTTTGCGCAGACAAGACGCTTCATAGGTTTCGACGTCTTCCAGGCGGTACATGACCCGGCCACGAAGTTTGAGAAAAACAGGGCCGATGCCTTCGGAACGCCAGCGTTCCAGACAGGCTTCACTCACGCCCCAGCGGTTGGCTAATTGCCGTTGATTCATATGATTTACACTCACGTTTTGCTCCTTAGGGTTGTTGCGGAAACGTGGTGCTATGATGTAATTCGGCCGGTTAGGAGCCGTTTAGGCGGAAGTTAGGCCAGAGGTTAGGAAGGATTAATTTCTCGGAATATTTTTTTTGCGACTGGATAAAAACGGCGACCTGAAAACAAAAAAGGCCGATGCCACGAATGACACCAGCCTTTTGCAACACGCTACGGATTCTATTCTTCGACTATCAGCCAGCTAAATCCATCGCCGTAGCCAACCGCCTTGCGCCAATCGGTTTTGCAACGATTAAAAGCCTGACTTATCGCCTTCGCATTCGACTCCGCCTCTACCAACACGGCCGCAGTTCTCAGGCGTGGCTCGCCTCGCAACCAGGCATCGCTGAGTTGCCGGATAATCGAGCGATGTATATCGCCGGTGAAATGATATGTCTCACCATTCACCACCAGTTCACCGCCATCCTCGGAGCAATACACCGGACCGGTCTGGCTTCGTTTAGGAATACCCAGTCCAAGCAGGTCTGCAATCAGCTCCTTGTCAATCGAGCCAACCATCTCCTCATCCGGAGGAATCAAGCCCATGAGATCAGTGCAGAGCGGTTCACCCGGAAGGTCTGGTCCGAAGGTGTTTATCGGCACATCGGTCAACACCATGGCAGATTTTCGTCTGGGAAATACCTGCAACGCCTGCTGGAGCTGTTGCATTGATTTGGGAAGATGAGCTCTGCGCAGGAACAAAACGGCGAGCTTCCGTTTGCCCATCCACGTATCACCCAAGTCCCAAATAGCGTCGTGCTGCAAAACAGCTATCGCCGACCGATCGGATATTTCCAGCCATTGCCGTAAAACAGAAAGCACACGTAAAGGGTCTGCCCGATAGCGTTGCAACTCCTCCATCGGCACGCTCACCCACCCGGCACCAGCAGAGAAATAGCCAAATCCCGGTCCAGTGGCATTAGGGAGGATGTCGTGGTCGCGACCATGAATGCATACCGACGTTGGCGTTGAGCTGACTGGCGTTAACAATCTTGCGGCCAGCAGTTCACGGTACTCCTCCCGAGCATTAAATTGCTCTGCAGAGAGTTCCAATTTTGGTGTGCTCAGCAAATCAAACAGAAGCGCGAGTGCGCTCCTGCTGATCTTAGGCGAAGACGAAATCAT